TGGACATCCTATTAAACAAAACACGCGAGGAGGTAGCACGTGATTACGTTACTCAAGCAGAAGTTCAAAGAATTACTGACCACATTGACCAGCGCTTTAATCGCCTTGAAGCAAAAATTGACCAACTTATTCAGCAAGCAAAGTAAGGAGTAGTAATGGCAACCTCAAAATTAAAAATGGTTAAAAAAGGCGGCAAATCAGTGCCTGCTTTTGCGGCTGATGGCGTTGGCAAAATGAAAAAAGGTGGCATGGCAGGCATGCACAAGATGCCTGACGGCAAAATGATGAAAGATTCTGACATGAGCGACAAAATGGGTCGCGCTGTTAAACGTAAAACGGCCGACGTTAAAGGCCGTGCAATGAAAAAAGGAGTTTAATATGGCTGGACGTGGAATGGGTGCCGCTACGCGCGGTGGTGGTGCTGTTGAAAGCGGCCCCGCAAACAAAATGATCTCTGAGCCTAGCAAAAAAACGGGCCCAGTAATGATGGCCAAAGGTGGCGACGCCAAGAAAAAGCCTAAGGGCATGATGGGCGGCGGCATGATGGCCAAAGGCTATGCCTCAGGCGGCATGATGTCCAAAGGTTACGCTGCTGGCGGTGCTGCCAAGAAAATGGCTAAAAAAGCTAAGTAATGTCATACCTCATCAGCAACATTCCGTACTTTAAGTGCTGGGTTAGACGCGAGTTTACCCACATGCATCAGAAGTACCATGGCGAGTACTTGCACGCAAATGTTATTGCGGTCAACGTCATGCCGGATCGTTGCTTGAGTTTTCAGATTGTGTTTACAGGGTGTGAAAGCCACGTAGACGGGTCAGAAAACGTGCATGGGGGAGCTATGTGGGCGCGCATGCCAATCACCGCGCTGGTGGGGGACATCCCATTGGAAGAGTGGCCCGAGCGCATGCCTACCCATCTGGCGCAGCCTTGGGACTGTCCGTCGCATCATCACACTGTGATTAAGTTTGCGCGGACCAGCCCCAGTCCTTGGATGTGCAAGATTGACGGCGAGTTTTATACGGGCCGGTACTTGTTTACCGTGGATTACACGGAGAGCGAGGTGGCCGATTGTCCTGCGCAGCACAAACAGAGTCATGTTTTGATGTTGACCGATGCAGGCAAGTGGACAGGTAACATTGTGGCGTTGCCAAACAATCGCGTTAGGGTCACAAGCCCTGCGTTTTGGCAAACAGGGGAAGGGGCACCTGATTTTAAGCCTGGTCAGTGGATACACTGTGCGGAGCAAGATGACTCGTACATGGATGCACAAGCGACATTTGACAATTTGTACAGCAAATGACTACCTCCAACACAACCACATTTGACTTGTCAATTGATGACTTAATTGAAGAGGCGTTTGAGCGCTGCGGCATGAGGCCAACCAGTGGGTACCAACTTACTTCAGCCCGCCGCTCGCTTAACTTGTTGTTTCTTGACTGGGCCAATCGCGGGTTGAATTTGTGGACCATTGAGGAGGCTACTTTTGCGCTGACGGCCGGCGTTAATGAGATTTCATTGGACGCTTCCGTTGTCAACGTGCTTGAGGCGGTCATTCGCCAAAACAACCAAGGCACCAACACCGATGTCTACATCGAGCGCATCAGCCGGGAGGACTGGCTCAATGTGCCTGACAAGACCACGGAGGCCCGTCCTGCTCAGTTCTATGTTGAGCGAACCAACATTCCTAAGGTATATTTTTACCCTGCCCCGGCCGCCGGATATACCTTTGTGTACTACCGCATTCGTCGCATCCAAGACGCAGGGGCCTACACCAACACGGCGGATGTAAACTTTAGGTTTTTACCGTGTTTGGCCTCCGGCTTGGCGTACTATCTGTCGCTCAAGTTTGCTGCAGACCGTGCCTCGGCGCTCAAGGCAATTTACGAAGAAGACTTCCAGCGCGCCGCCTTGGAGGACCGAGACACCGCCAGCGTGCAGTTTGTACCGGACCTGGGGGTATGACATGGCATTTGCGACTGGCATACATTCCTACGGACTCTGCGACTATTGCGGGCAGCGGTACAGGTACAACAACCTGCGCAAAAACTGGCGCGGGTTTATGGTGTGCCCTGACGACTACGAGCCCAAAGAGCCCCAGCTGGAGCCATTGCGTTACAACGGAGACGCCATTGCGTTGCGCGATCCGCGACCCGATCGCATTGAACCTGTGTCCGTCTTTGTTGGAGCGCCTGGCTTTACCGCCTTTCAAAGCTATGGCAGTGTTCAGGGTGGCACCAATATGCAGCCGTATGTTCAGGACCAAGCGCTTATTGCGCAAGGTGTTGTTGGATCAGTGACTGTAAGCATCTCATGACCTACGACGAACTTGTCACCAACATCCAAAACTACACCGAGGTGGGCAGCAATGTTTTTACCGAACCGGTGATCAACGTCTTTATCACAATGGCGGAGAATCAAATTCTTCGAGAGATTGACTTGGATGTGTTCAAGCTAGAAGTCACTGGCACCATGACCCAAGGCAACAGGTTTCTGACTGCTCCCACTGATCTGTTGACGCATCGGTACTTAATTCTGACGCCCACTAGTGGTGATCAGTTGTTTTTGGAGTTTAGGGACACGTCCTTCATGAAAGAGTACTGGCCAAACGGCACCACGCAAGGCACGCCCAAGTACTATGCTGTGTGGGACCAAAACACGTTTTACGTTGCGCCTACGCCAAACCAGGACTACAGCGTGGAGCTGGGATACATTTACCGTCCAACGCAGCTGTCGTCGGCAAACCCAACCACGTGGGTAAGCATAAATGCCCCTGAAGCGTTATTGTATGCATGTTTGGTACAGGCATACAGCTACACTAAGGGGCCAAGAGAGATGATGGAGTATTTCAAGATTTCCTACCAAGAAGCCATTAAAGGGCTTGGCGTTGAACAACAGGGCCGTCGTCGCCGGGATGAGTACCGAGATGGCATGCTTCGTATTCCCCTCAAATCGGATTCACCAGGACCATGATTACCGTTTCCTCCCCCATTCTTGTCGGCAGCGTCGACGTCGAGACCACTCAAAACCGAGGCTGGTCTGTGGAAGAACTTGCCGCACGCGCTGCCGACAAGATCATCTATGTCGGGGACCAGTCGCACCCAGCGGTGCAGGCCCAAGCAAGAGCTTTCAAGGACAGCGTCAAGCATGTTGTAGCGTTTTATTTGAAAGAGGCAGTTGAGCAGGATCGCTCAACAATTGCTTATCGTTTACGCGAAGCAGGACATGCGGAGCTTGTCCATTTACTAGGAGATTAAAATGGCGTTTTCTGGAAACTTCATGTGTACCAGCTTTAAGGTCGAGCTGATGCGCGCGGTTCACAACTTTACCCTCAGCACGGGCAACACGTTTAAGCTGGCGCTGTACTCCAGCAGCGCGTCTTTTACGGCGGCCACCACAGCCTACACGGCTACCAACGAGGTCGCTGCCTCAGGCACGTACGCGGCGGGGGGCGGAACGCTGACAAACGTAACCCCTACGTCGACGAGCACCACAGCATTTACAGATTTTGCTGACCTTTCGTTTACAAGCGCCACCATTACGGCCTCTGGCGCGTTGATTTACAACGACACGGCTTCGGGCGACCCAACTGTTTGCGTTTTAGATTTTGGCGGTTCAAAGACTTCTACAAGTGGAACTTTTACCATCATCTTCCCAACGGCCGACGCAACCAACGCGATCATTCGTATCGCTTAAGGAGCGTTCATGGCCGATACCGTTGTAGCGTTCCAAGGGTGGGATGCCTCCGGTGTTGGCTGGGGCGAAGACCCATGGGGCCAGAGCCTTGCTGCTCTTCCCACTGGCACGGGCGCGGTAGGCTCTGTCACGGTTACAGGCACAGCTGCCGTTACTGTTACGGGGCTGCAGGCGACGGGCGCGGTAGGCTCTGTCACGGTTACAGGCACAGCTGCCGTTACTGTTACGGGGCTGCAGGCGACGGGCCAGGTAGGCTCTGTCACGGTTACAGCGGCGGCTAACGTCACTGTCACGGGGTTGCAGGCGACGGGCGCGGTAGGCTCTGTCACGGTTACAGCGGCGGCTGCCGTTACTGTTACGGGATTGCAGGCTACTGGCCAAGTCGGGTCAGTCACCGTTACGGGGACGGCTAACGTCACTGTCACGGGATTGCAGGCGACGGGCCAGGTAGGCTCTGTCACGGTTGAGGAAGGAACAGATGTTTCCGTCACGGGCGTGCAGGCAACGGGAGAAGTCGGTTCTGTTCGCATAGTAATCTGGTCTTTGGTGGATGACAACCAAACTCCAAACTGGCAAAATATAAGCTCTGCTCAGTCGCCGGGATGGGTGGCAGTAAACGATGCAAACACGGTGGCCTGGACACAAATAACTCCATAGAGGAAATGAAATGGCAAGTACCTACTCCACAAACCTAAAGATTGAGTTGATGGCCACGGGCGAGAACTCGGGTTCTTGGGGCACGACTACGAACACCAACCTGGGCACAGCGCTTGAGCAGTCCATTGTTGGTTACGGAAATCCAAGCTACCCATCAGACGCCAACTTGACTATTACGCTGACGGACAGCAACGCGTCTCAAGCAGCGCGGGCCCTGGTGCTCAACGTGACGTCAGCAGTTTCGTTGACTGTTACGCGAGAGCTGATAGTTCCGACAATTCAGAAACAGTACATTGTCCAAAACAACACCACGGGCTCTCAAAGCATTACGGTCAAGACCTCGGCAGGCACAGGCATTACCGTTCCAACTGGCCGCAAAGCTCACCTGTATGTTGATGGCACAAACGTCATCCAGATGTTTGACTTTGTTGACATCAACGGCGGCACGATTGACAACGCTACGGTAGGTGCAACTACAGCCAGTTCTGGGGCGTTTACAACCTTGGGTGCTACTGGAAACGTGACCTTGGGTGACGCGGATACTGACACCATCACTCAAGCGGCTTCTTACGTCACGGGCACGGTACTTCGGTCTGCAAAATTAGCAACCAACACACTCGCCCTTGCCGCTTATGACGTGGACGGCACTGCGTACACCAACCTTATTACGTTGACTGCGGCTAACGCGCCAACGCTGGCGTTGACCTCAACAGGTACGGGCACAATCAACAACATGTCTATTGGGGCAACGACAGCTTCTACTGGTGCGTTCACCACGCTAACTGCTTCTGGAGCGACTACGCTAAACGGTAATACAACTATTGGTGATGCGGTAGCAGATACCATTACCGTAAACGGACAGTTTGTAACTGGCACAGTACTTCGGTCTGCTCAGACAGCCGCCAACACACTTGCCCTTGCTGCTTATGATGTGGATGGTACAGCCTATACCAACTTAATTACGTTGACTGCGGCTAATGCGCCTACTCTTGCCCTTACCTCTACAGGTGTTGGCACGATAAACAATATGTCTGTAGGTGCAACAACGGCAAGCACTGGAGCTTTCACTACTTTGTCAGCTACAGGTGTAACAACCGTGCAGGCTGGAACAGCGTTGTTGCCTGCCATCACCACAACAGGCGACACCAACACAGGTATATGGTTCCCTGCCGCTGACACTATTGCCTTTACTGAGGGTGGTGTTGAGTCTATGCGTATTACATCCACTGGTGATGTAGGTATTGGCACCACTTCCCCTTCTTACAAACTCGATGTAATAGGATCGGCAAGAACGATTGGCTATACATCTACGGCACTCAGTACACCCGCTACACCGACAGCAGTTGGATCGGCATCAGGCGGCTCTCTTGCTGCAAACACTTGGTACTTTGTGATTGTTGCTGTTGATGGATTGGGCGGTACAACTGTTGCAAGTACTGAGTCCACTGTTGTTACGACAACCGGTGCAACATCTTCAATTGCAGTCTCATGGACCGCCGTTACGGGGGCCAAATCCTATCAAATTTGGTATGCAAACACCAGTGCCACTCAAGCAAACTACTTTACCTCAACAACTAATTCGTTCAGCCTTACAACTACCACGGGTAATATTGCGGGGACACTGCCTACGGGCAACACAACAGGTTATGTGGGAGTCGGTACTACCACGCCAAGTACATATGGACTTTTGACAGTTGCTTCTACAACCGGGGGCGGTGCTGCAAGAATATCTATTCAAGACTTATCCGGGGGCAGTGCTTTGGCAATGCTTCAGTTTGGTATAAATGACGTTTCCGTTAACAACCCCGATGCAGCAAGGATATGGTCACAAAGTCCGGGGGCCAATACGGCGGAACTTAATTTTTCAGCCGCAAGTTCGGGGAACCTTGTAACAACCAAACAAATGACATTAAGAGACGGTACTTTATGTGTAGGTACATCTGGCATAGCAACTTCGGCTTCTTCAATTTCAATTGGTAATAATCTTGCAGTAGCTACTGGAAAAGGGGTGTTTTATCTTCCCGGCACGGCAAGTTCTGGCGGATGGAAATTTAGTACTTCTACAATTGAAGCAGAAACTGCGGCGACAACTCGTTTAACTATTGACCTTAATGGCAATATGCAAATGCAGACAGGGGCAGTCATGCCTTATGCTCCTACCCCTGCAACTACTGCCGGTGCTACTACACTAACCACAGCCAATATCCAATCGCAAATTATCACAGCTAGTGGTACGTCATACACAATAACAGTACCTAACGGGACATCTTTGGAGGCCGTAACCACTTGGGCAGCATCAAATGTTGGTTATGACTTTTTCATCATTAATACAGCTTCCGGGACAATCACACTTGCCGTAAATACAAACGTAACATTTGTTGGTTCATTAAGTATTACAACGGCAACAACTGCACGACTACGTTTTAGAAGAACATCTGCAAACACCTTTATTTGTTATCGTCTAGGCTGATAGGGGTCTTCGCCGCTGCCCCATTTCAGCGGCGCTTTTGGAGAAACCGTGAACGACAAAAAAATTGAACTTTCCTTGGCTTTAATCAACAACGTCTTGAACTACCTGGGCTCGCGTCCGTACACCGAGGTTTTCCAGCTGGTTGCCGCGTTGCACGGAGAAGCCACCCCACAAACTAGCGTGCCTGAGGCACCCGCATCCGATGAAACTGCAAAACCCGTCGAAGCTGCTGCCTGACGGCAACATTGAGCCCGCACACGCCGTAGAAATTCTCTGCGGCGCGTGCGGCTACGACCTTGATCAATCCGAAATTGACGCAGACACTTGCGCCGATTGCGGGCAGCCACTGGACCTAAACCAGTCAGTGGCAATCGAGATTACGACGGTTCCTGCTGCATCGGGAGCAACGATGTAAAGGGAAAATAAAATTGAACCTATTACCCTTGCTCTCGCCGCAATTGCTGGAATTAAGCAAGGTATTTCTTTGTATAAGGATGCCAAAGCCACAGGCTCTGACCTTTACAAGATAACCAAGGAGATTTCAGGATTCATTGGGCAGTTCTTTGAGGCGCATGAGGAAGTAAAAAAAGAAGTCAAGCGTCAAGAACTTAACCCGCCAAAGGAAAAATCGCTCAAGGCTCAGGCTCTTGAGAACGTGTTCAACCAGATTGAACTTGAGCGCCAAGCGGTTGAGTTGCGTGAGTTTTTGGTCTACCACACCGACCCAGCCTTGGGTGCAGTCTGGTCAAGGTACGAAGCGGAATTTAAAAGACTTGCAAAAAAGCATGATGAAGAGATAAAGCAAGAGGTGATAGCAGAACGGAAAAGAAAATGGAAACGTCAGCAAATGATCGACAGGTTACAAAACGACGCTTTAATTTTTGGGGCGGTTCTGGTGGTAATTTTAGAAATTTGGGCCTTGATGTACGCCATTCACCTGAATCGGGATACATAGTTGTTGCAATGTTGTTGATGATTCTGATTTGCCTGTTTATGCCGTTGATGGTGATGCTGTACTTTGATTCACTGGCGCTGAACAAAAAGACAGAGCGTACAGAGGCAAGAATTGAAAAGTTGTTGAAGAACTTAGAGGAAAAGGAAAAAAGATGATCCCCATAGTTGCATCCCTCCTTGGTAGCCTTGCCCAAAACGGTTTGGGGTTACTGTCGTCTGCAATCCAAGCCAAGGGTAAGGAAGTTGTAGAGAAAACGCTTGGCGTAAAGATTCCAGACAACCCCACACCCGAGGACGTGTCCAATCTAAGACAGCTTCAGTTTGACCACGAAGAGCGCCTGCTTGAGCTTGGCATTGAAAAAGCCAAGATGGAGTTAGCTGAGATGGAGTTGTTGGCAAAAGCCGCCCAGAACGACGCTGACAACATTACAGACCGCTGGGAAGCCGACATGAGCAGTGACTCTTGGCTGTCCAAAAATATCCGCCCTATGAGCCTTATAGCCATTTTCTTTGGCTACTTTCTGTTTGCCATGATGTCGGCGTTTAACTACAACGCCAATGAGTCCTACGTCACCCTGCTTGGGAATTGGGGGATGCTGATTATGGGGGCCTATTTTGGAGGCCGTACCGTCGAGAAGCTGGCAGAAATGAGGAAAAAATGAGCCTTAATACTGAACAAGCCGCATTCCTGTTGGATATGTGCAAGCTGATCCAATACGCCACAGAACAAGGCTTTCTAGTCACTGGCGGGGAGCTTGCCCGTACGCCTGAACAACAGGCTATCTACGTCAAGACGGGTCGCTCCAAGACCCTCAACTCAATCCATTTGAAACGATGCGCCATTGACTTGAATTTCTTCAAAGATGGGCGGATAATATGGGACAAGAGCATCCTTGCGCCGTTGGGTGCTTACTGGGAGACTTTGAACCCCAAAAATCGCTGGGGCGGGAACTTCAAGTCGCTTGTCGATTGCCCTCATTTTGAACGGAACGTGGGTTGATATGAAAACTCCAGTAAAGAAAAGTGCAGGCGGCGGTTTGTATGCCAACATCGCTGCAAAGAAAAAACGCATTGCCGAAGGCTCCGGCGAAAAGATGCGCAGTGTCGGTGCCAAAGGTGCCCCTAAGAAAAGTGATTTTGCCAATGCGGCTAAAACCGCCTCATTCAAGGCAGGTGGAGAAGCAAAGTCCACGGTCAACGCTGCGGGCAACTACACCAAGCCAGAACTGCGCAAACGTATTTTTAACGCTGTGAAGGCAGAGGCCACCGCAGGCACTGGAGCAGGGCAATGGTCAGCGAGAAAAGCCCAGATGGTAGCGCAGCGCTATAAAAAAGCGGGCGGAGGTTACAGAGATTGAAAGCTCCACAGACTTCTCTTAAAAACTGGGGCGACCAGAAATGGCGCACTAAGTCGGGGAAGCCTTCGTCAAAAACGGGTGAGCGGTATCTCCCTGAAGCAGCTATCAAGTCTTTGTCCCCTGCGGAATATGCAGCTACGACCAAAGCCAAGCGCAAAGGCAAGGCGGCTGGTAAGCAGTTCGTAGCTCAACCAAAAAAAATAGCAAAGAAAACCGCAGGATTTAGGTAATGGCACTTCTTCGACTCTTTCTCAAGCCGGGCATTGACAAGCAGAATACCGAATACGGTTCGGAAGGCGGCTGGGTCGATTGCGATTACGTTCGCTTTCGGTATGGCCTGCCTGAGAAGATTGGCGGATGGATACCGTTTGACAACATACCCTTATACCTTGTGGGCATGGCAACATGCACTTTTACCTGGAATTCCCTTGATGGAGTGCCCTACGCGGCCGTTGGCACGACCCGCAAGGTATACGTGTTTTCCGGGGGCGTTTGGACAGATGTAACACCTATCAGGGCCACTGGTTCTGTCACGTTTGACACAACCTCAGGTTCTACTACGGTAGCAGTAAACGACGTGGCCCACGGAGCGATCGTAGGGGATTTTGTAACTTTTTCAAGCGTCACCGGAAACCCCGGAGGCATTACCAACGCGAGCCTTACTGCTGAATTTGAAATACAGGCGATAAATACGGCAGACGAGTACACCATCTTGTCGCCACAGGCAGCATCTTCAACCGTCTCTGCAACAGGAAGCGCCACTGCAGCTTACCAAATCTCAGTGGGCCCTGACGTAAGCTACTCCGACTACGGCTGGGGAACAGGCGCGTGGGGAGCCTCTACCTGGGGCACTCCACGCCCTGCCTCCGTTAGTCTGACTCTTTTCTCTGACGTATGGCAGTTCGATACCTATGGCCAAGACCTGATCTTGCAGCGCGTAGATGGAAGTATTTTTGAGTGGTCTCCTAGCGTCGGGGGAAGGGCCACCACCATTGTAGGAGCACCTACAAAGAGCACCTTTGCGCTTGTGTCAACACCGGACAGGCACTTGGTATGCTTTGGCACGGAGACAACAGTGGGAGACCCCACTACGCAAGACCCCATGTTTGTGCGGTTTTCAACTCAGGAAGACATTGGAAACTTTATTGCATCGGCAACAAACACTGCAGGTAGCAAACGGCTGACAGACGGCAATCGAATCGTTTCCGCACTCCGTTCAAGAGGGCAGATTCTGATTTTTACAGACACCGCGCTCCACGGGCAGCAGTACGTTGGCCCTACCTTCACGTTTGAGTTCCAACAGCTTGGTTCCAATTGCGGCTGCATTGGGCCGCATGCTGCGGTGGACGTCAACGGTGTAGCGTATTGGATGGGCAAAGAAGCGTTTTACGTGTTTAACGGTACGGTGAAAAAATTACCGTCTACCGTTCAAGACTACGTGTACAAAGACATCAACATTGTACAAAGTCAGAAGACTTACGTTGGGGTAAATTCGCAGTTTAATGAAGTTACATGGTGGTACTGCTCATTTACAAGTGATTACATTGACCGCTTCGTGACCTACAACTACCTTGAGGACGTGTGGTCAATTGGAACAATGGCGCGCACTACCTGGACCGACCAAGGCACGTTCAGCCGTCCCCTTGCCGCCTCTTATGACCCGACCAGCACTGCGGATACCATATCTACCATCTACGGGCTGACTGAGGGCAGATCGCAGATGTATAGCCAAGAAACGGGTCATAACGGGGATGGCGAGGCCATTGTTGCTTATATCCGGTCGGGGTACTTTGACATTGGGGACGGAGACAACATGCTGCTGATGAGCAGGTTTATACCAGATTTTAAAGATCAGTTGGGCAGCCTCACTGTGCATCTATTGCTTCGCCCCTTCCCTCAAGCCACTGCATCCCCCAGTTCGCTTGACCCTTACGTGATCACGCCAACTACCCAAAAGGTAGACACAAGGGCCCGAGGCCGTCAAATTCAGCTTCGAATTGAGAGCGACGCTGTAGACACCGATTGGCGCTTTGGTACGATGCGCGTGGACATTCAACCAGACGGCCTGAGATGAGCAAAATTAACAACGTCCGCTTGCCCAATGCTTCCAAGGACTACGACCCTGGGGAGTTCAATCAGCTTGTGCGTTCGCTTGAGCAGATTATCGCGCAGCTTAACAGCACCTACACGCCTATAACTACGGAGAACAAGGATCAAGCACAAACTTGGTTCCTTGGAAAATAATGGGAAACGCATATAAACGGTTTGAAGAACCCTTGGTTTCAGCCGTTGCAAATACTGTATTGACGGTTCCTGCGGCCACAACGGCTATCGTCAAATCTATTTGGATAGCAAACACAAACGCGGCAAGCACCAATATAACCGTTACCTTTTCTCCTAGCGGAACCGGAACGCACTATCTGGTGCCTTTGGAAGCGGTAGCCTCTAACAAGTATGTAGACCTTTTGGCCGGCTGGAACGCGGGCCCTCTAGTGCTTGAGCAACTTGACGCGTTAGTGGTCACATCTTCGCAAAGCAGTGTTTACGTTGTTGTAAGCGCTCTTTTAGTAGACAGAAGTTAAGAATTTAATGGATAATATTGCCATCAACGCGTCCTTTCCCGGCGCGCGGCCCGTGAGGCCTTCGTCAAAAATTGGAAAGGACTATCATGGCAAATGAAGGAATCATGGCCTTGCCTCAAGGCATGGGCATGGAGGGCAAACAAGCCCAACAGCAGCAACAAACAGTCACCAGCGCGGACTCCTACGATGCCGCGATGACCGCGCTCGGTATGGTCAACCCTGGCGAGGATGCTGCTCTAAAAGAAGCCATCCGTCAAAACATTGGTGACCTTCAGCTCGCGCCTGCGCAGCTTGACATGCTTATTCAGGTTTTTGAATACATTAGTCAAAACCCCAGCGAATATAAAAGCTTGCTTCAAGACTTGATTAAGGCAGATGCCCTTGATGAAGGAGACATGCCTGAAGAATATGATCCTGAATTTATTGGCGTAATGCTTGTGGTGCTGCAAGAGATGCGGCAGATGCAGGGCGCGGGTGCCCAAGAACCCATGAATATGTCGCCTGTTGTTCAAGGGTTGCAGCCCATGGGCATGGCCTCTGGCGGCTTGGCGGATGTGGCGTCGTACTTGGCTGGCCAAGGCCGCAACGGCGATACCATGCTGGCGCACATCACGCCGCAAGAGGCACAACTGCTGCGCC